CGTCAGTGCCCAGGTTCTCAATGGGGTTACCATTGGGATCAATGAATGCCTCGCCCTGGCCAAAGTTGTTCTCATAGTCCTTCCAGCCCACTTGGTCGTTCTGATCTGGGGTCGCCGGTAGCGTAAGGGTCTGGCCACTGTACAAGGGATAGCCCTTGCCTGGCTCTGCTATGATACTTGGAGTAGCAATTGGATCTACAGGCGCGACCCATTCGAGTCCACCTGCGCCGCCTCCGCCGCCTCCGGACTGAGGAACCCATTCGAGGTCATAGTCATTGAAAGATGCTTTGGCAAGTACTTCGTCCGGTGCGCCACCTGCGGGCACCACGTTACCTACGGGCTTCGGCCCCCAGGAACGTACGCCCAGTGTGGTGCTCTCAAGTATGTACCCGTCGGACGCTGGGTTACCCAGGTGGTCCTCTTTCAGGTCCAGTGCTGCTTGTGTAGCTGTGGATATGGGCTTATCCAGGTCACTTGTGTTGTCCACGTTACCCAGGCCAACGTCAGTCTTGTCGCCTGCCCAGGTTACAATTGGATTCAGTGCAGAGCCCAGGATTACTATTGGGTCCTGACCGGTTACTGATGCCACCTTACCGGTTGCCAGGGCATCGAGTGCTGCCTGGGTGGCGTTGGATATGGGTTTGTTAAGGTCACTGGTATTGTCTACTTGATCCAGGCCTACGTCCGCTTTAGTGAGCTGCCTAAGTCCTATGACCGGGATCTGAGGATTCGTCTTGTCCAGGGTCACTGGGTCTGTGGCCAGTACGTCCGTTAGTCCAGAGATCGACTGTGCCGCTTGGTTCGCCCAGAAGTGCGCTGACTTCTCGGTGCCATCGCCCTCAGGTACCGGAGCTCCACCGATCGGATCGAACTCGGCCCAGTTATAAGCAGCGGTCTCCGAAGCGCGGGACACCATAGGGGTTCTCGGCCCACTCTTGTGCCAGGCCAGTGTACTGGATCACATCGTCCGCAGCAGCCTCGGCTCTGTCAGCATCGGCCTCAGCTTTGTCGGCTTCTTCCTTGGCGCTGTGGCTAATCACTGTGACACCGTCGGCTTCTGTGGCTACCCCTGAGGGTCCTACTGCCCAGCCTTTTGCTTCAATTGCATAGGCGTAGGAGCTGTACTTATCAGGGTAGTTCACTGGGTCGATCTCGTCGCCCTGTGGATTCTGGGCCCACTGGAAGGACAAGAGGAACCCTACGTTAATATTGTTCAGCTCTGATTCTATGAGGTCGAAGGCTTTGTTTGTCTCGCCTACGATGGCGTTAAGCTGCGATGCCTTTGCTACTGAGCCGTCGACTACGCTTAGTCCTACGTTATCGAAGTACCTATTAGTTGCCATTGATTACTCCTGTTTGTCGTACTGCTCGTAGTCAACGATGCAGTTGTGTATAATATGCTGGCTATTGAACTTGCTCAGCGTACGCATCTCGATGCTCATATTCGTGCCCATGCCTCTTGTGTAATGTATAGCCCTTTGGATCTCTGCGCCACCCCATACGAAGAAGCCCCACTCGTCAATGCCCCAGACACCAGAGAAGCCCTTGAGTATCGGGTCCCACCAGTTGGTCTCAGGGAAGTCACTTGAGTCATAGTCGAACACCGGCCTAACCGCGAACTGCTGTCCACGGGCTGCGGTGATCTCAAAGATCATTCTTATGAACTGCTTCCAGTTCCTTGGGCTATTGTAATGATAGAACGCTGTGAATAGCTCAGTGCCTATCTCGTCGCCGTTGAAGCTTGTACCCTTGTCCATTTGGTACACATAGCCGTCATCGGACGTGAAGAACTTCCAAAGGAACCCATCGAGGTCCTCGCCCTCTGCTGTAGTAAGCACAGGGGTGTTGTACGCCACGTAGGTACCGCCCTTTAGTTTGTCCTCATAGAACGTGAACCAGATACTTGTGGAGTCATTGAAGAACAATCGATACTGGTTGAGCTCTTTGTCCACTATGGATGTGGTGATCCGTGGTTTCTTGGCCAGGAAGATTCTGTTGAGCTTCTTGCTAAGGGCCGTAGCTGAGAAGTCGCCAAACTTATCGACCGCTGCGAAGTCCACTATGCCTCTATCGTCTGCGTATAGTATCTTGTCGAGCACACGCTCTGCGGTCCATGCGATTGCTCCGGCTTCACGAGAGAACTGTTCGATGCTAAATGTGAAGTCTGGTACAGCAGCATTGGACGATGGGACCTGAAGCTTCTTAAGGACCTTGACACTGTTGCGGCAGAACACACCCAGGGTATCACCTGGTAGCTCTTGGAAGTTTGTGATCTCGTCGCCTATGAGGAGCTGGTCACCGTAGCCACCTGTGTAATCTCTTGGGTCGGTCTTTGAACTAAGGATCAAGTCGTTCTCTCTGTAGCCAAGGACCAGGCGGTTATCGAAGACACTAACGACGTGTGCGTACCTTGGGTTCACAGGGTCCCTGTCGGGTATGTCCACTGACTCTGCGTTATCGAACTCGTACATCACCTCAACGGCCTTATCATATATCCTTGGGACCGATACGCCGTCAACGATACACATGACTTGTTGGTCACCGAACGAGCCAGAGAACCTCCAGTTCTCTGCGTCCAGCCGTCCTCCAGGGTTAAGCCTATCGTCTATGAGCTCCCAGCCGCTAAGGGTGTCGTCTATGGTGCCATTGGGATTCAGGACACGCTTTGCTCTGTAGATAGCCGCGGCATCTCCAAGCGCTGTGTCACGTAGGGCGTAGACTTCGCCTTTGTAGATATGGACCCCTCGTACAGGGCCGGAGCCTGGGACCTCGGTTATAGTCTCTCTTTGGTCCTCGCGGTCCTTGTCGTACCAGTTGAGCTCTGAGTAGTCTGGGTGACTATAGCGTAACGTGGGCACGTTGAATGCATGATACCATCGTGATACCAAGGAGAAGCGTATCTCGTCTATGTAGCCACTGAAGGGCAGGGTCTCTTGGTAATCAGAGCCTATCCAGACCTTAGCCCCTGAGCTAAAGATACCAGGGTATGGGGTCTCTGCGATCTCTCCGAATCCGTCGGTTATTGGTATACCATCGATTGCCATTCGGAGCACTTTATTACGGGACGTTATCGAGACATGAGTGAACACAAAAGTACTAAGTGGGTCAGCGACCATCTCTATGGACGCATCGTATGCAGCGCTTGAGGTGCTTGAGGTCTCAAACTTAATGTATCCTTGTTCGTCTATGGAACACTTATAGCACCCTGGCTTCTCGAAGATCACCTGTACCGTGGGCCTTGTGTTAGGCCTAATGAACATATCGATCGTAAAGTCCCCTTCGAGCGTAGGACTTGGGCCAAGCTCCACGCGATCGAAGGACTCGTCAAATGCTGAGCTGAAGCTACCACCTGTGTTCGGGTAGACCTTAAGGTGGTCCCCAGATCCAGGTCCAGAGAACACGAAAGCTCCTCCCTCGAACTGAGTGAAGAGCGTTTGGTTCTGGACGTTCGTTACGTTCTCTATGAAGTGGTCACTGGGACTAAGGTCATTCGTGGGACCACTGGGGCCCTCAAGCAATAGCACACAGTACTCGTCGTTACCTTCGTCCGAGATCGCCAGTGCGCCCACGTCCGAAGGTGGCGTCTTGCCATCGAAGACCTCATACCCTTGTACGGAAGCGTACCCATGGTACGGGGAGTCGAGCTCCATGTAGTTAAGGCACTGGTGCAGTTCGCCTTCCTTGAGTTCCAGGGACGTGACGATCTCATTGAGACCACCGGTCATGATTATGGTCTTAGTGCGCCTTTGCAGCCTACGAGGCTTGGGTACTCTCATTATGCCACCGGTCGTTTACGTACGGCTTTCGCTGGGTTTGACTCACGCATTAGTTGACCCATTTCCTCAGCGTACTTCATGCTGTAGGTATCAAAGAGCGTGGGATTACCAACGAATGTGGAGACCTTCATTAGGGCTCCGTAGACTATGAGCTGATGATGCCTACTTGGTATCAAGGGCTCGTCAGTGTTGTTCACAAGTTCGTGTAGCGTCTTAGTGTAATGTAGGTCCAGTGTATATACTTGGTCCACTGGGGATATCAGCAGCGCCTTGTCCCAGGGCCGCACTGAGTACAGCCTTGGTTCATGGGGCTCACTGAATTGCATAAGCACGAAGGAGTCGTAGTCGACTTCTATTAGCCTCATGCTTCTGTCGGTATCAGGGTTAAACCAATTGATGTGCCTATAGTCCGCAAGATCTGATGCTACTAAGCCTCCCCAAAGGTCTGTGAGACTGTAGACATCAGCAGCATCAGATACGTTAATGTTCCTGCGGGCCTTCAAGTAGTTCCACTCTGGCCTATAGCGCTGTATGTCCTCATAGGCGTCCTTAACAGACTGAGTGATGACCGCTTGGTAACCCGCGGTATTGACGTCCGGAAAGTTACCTTGGAAACCTGCGATCTCGTGTACACGTTGGCATATGGCCAGATAGTTCATGGTCTACTCCAGTTTAGCTTTAGTTGGCTTAGATACCCCAGCCTTAGTGGCTGCGGTACGCTTGGCGGTCTCAGCGCCCATCTTAGCTCCTCGGCTCGAAGGAGGCTTAGCTCGATCTTGGGAGCCGCTATGGACTCGTCAGCCGCCTGTCGGATGTCCCTTGCTTCCACTGCTTCCTCGACCGTATCGAACTCTCTGATGCGCTCGTACTCACGTTCGTAGGTCTCCATGTACTTCTCGTTGCGAACCGTATGTGCGCCAGTGTCCTTACGGGTGGCTACGTACCACCTTACGTCTTCATTTGTTAGAACTGCCATAGTTCCTCCTTAGGAATAAAGAAAGGCCCTGGGCCACCTAAGCGACCCAGGGCTATATGCTGCTTACACGGCAACGATAGCGTTGACGAGGGCAGTCGGTTGAACTACTGAACGTCCGTAGACGAAGAGAGTTCTCCAGTACTCACCAAACGAATCCGGGATCTTCACGGTGTCGGTCTTGGTGATATTGGCTGCGAAGGTCGGGCCTTCGTTGGTACCAGCGATTATCGCGGTCTCACCAGCAGCCAGGCCACCAGCAACGCCTGCGGGCAGGTTGTTGTTCTGGTATACCTTCATTCTGTCGACCATGCCTATCAGGCCAGTACGGATGACGCCAGTGGAGTCACCAGTGATGTTAGCGGCCTTCAGGTCGGAGGTCTTCAAATGAGTACAGAAGCCAGCGGGTACAACTACCCAGCGTCCCTCCATGGGGATGTTGGCTTCGTCAAGCACCTGGTTCAGTAACACAATGAACTCAGTTGCGTTGGTGGCGCTTATTGCCACCGGAGCAGTGGTGATGCCCAGGTTGATATTGCCAGAGATAGCTCCAGCGGTAGCACCTTTGTTCGTTGCAGCAGCGCCATCGGACATGAACGCGAGTACTTCACGATCGGTCTCGATGCGGATGCGTTCGCCTGCGTCCTTAGCGAACATATTGATCAGGGGCAGATCACTCTGCGCTTTGTCAACGTCGTCGATCTGGAACGCGGCGTACATACCCAGGTCTACCATCAACTCAGTTGAGTTCTTGGCAGGCACTTCGTAGCTGATCTGGGTACCAACGGCATAAGGTGATACAGTGATATCCGGTGTCTTACGGATAACGACCTTATCGCCCTGGGCCTTGATCTCTCCCTCGTAATCAGTGTTACAGATCTGACTGAATACAGAAGATTCGTAGAAGTTCCTCAGTACCTTCTTAGTGTAGATAATCGGTACAAAGTTTACGTCTCCAGCAGCACTATAGTCAGAACGCGGGTTAGCGAGATCAGTGCTCGGGGGTCTTACTGCTCCTACAGTTGCAATTGCAGGAGTACTTGGAGTATGAGTTAATGCCATGATATATGGGCCCTTGGCTTATTGGGCCAAAGGTTCCTATTGGTTCTTGATTACGCGGTTCTCCACGTAAGCTTGTTCTATCGCTGCCTCAGTGGCTGCTATGACGCCTGCTTGGTCCTTGTAAAGGCCTTTCATGACGTCGCTATAGAACTTATCGATGTCGGACTGCCGGTACATACCGGGGTCCTTTGGTTTCTGTCGTTGTTGCGCACCGCCACCTCCTCTGCCTACGGGGGTCACCTGCCTCTGTACGTCCTTTGGTATCTCGGGTTGCTGTGGTGCCTGTGTGCTACGGTACTCCACGAAGAAGTCAGCCACACGTGCCACGTCCCTTGATGCCTCGGCCTTACGGAAGAGGTCAGCCCGTCGGTATCCGGAGTATTGGTCCGCCCCAGAGAGCCACTGAAGGAAGCCTTTGTCTTTATTGAGCTCAGCATACTCAGGAACCAGAGTTTCCAGGCGACCTAAGAACTCGTTGTACTCAGCGCGCTTCTGCGACGCTGCGGCTCGTGATAGGTCTTGTACTCTTGCTTCCTTTTGCTTCTGTAGCTCCGCCTCTAAGGGTTTCACCTGTCGATCGATGGCTACTCTTGCAGCCTTCTTGACAACGTCAAGTCCCTCAGTCCCGAAGGTATCCTCGTCCTCTTGGATAAAGGCACCTTCAAACATATCACCTTGTACCTCCCGCTGGCTCGATGCTACCTGGAGTTGCTGTAACTCACGAGCTATAGCAGCATTGGCGCTCTGCATATCAATTAGATCTCTTCGGAGTCCGTTGATTGTGGCGTCTGTACTTGCTTTGTAGTTCGTGAAACGCTTCTTCCAGTTAGTACGCTTCGGCTTCTGGGGCTGTGGGTCCTCTGGCTCTTCAAGGTCCTCGGGATACTCGGGTTGCTGATGTTCAGGTTGGTCACCGGTAATGGTGTCCATCATGTACTCGTCAGCAGCGGCTTCCTCGTCGGTTCTTTCGAGACCATCGTCCACAGTGGTAGCTTCTGGTTCCTCAGGTTGCTGAGGTTCAGTAGGGTTACCAAGCATCTGGGCTTCAAGTTCGGCTTCTTCTTGCTTCAGTTTTTCTAATGGGTCCATCTCTCATGCTCCTTTAGTGATTCATTACGAGACCCAAGACGCTTGGCGACTCGGGTGATTCGTATGAGACTCAGGTTTTCTTGAGTACTTCTTGCAGGTCATCCAGGGCACGCAATGCGCCCTGAAGTACCTGAGTCTCCTCCTTTGAGTACCTGATGCGATGCTCCAGGTCCTCTATGCTCAGTTTGATCCATTCGTCCAGAACGTCATTGGCGCTCTGGGCCTTAAGCTTTGTTTCAACAGCGCCTTTGACGCTTATGATTCGTATGTTCCTGGGCATCATTAGTATCCCATTCGATCTCTTGCTACGTCAGAGGGTGCTT